GAATAACAAAGGTACAGAAGATAATAGAGTACGTCATATGGATTATGGTGTACAGTTTAATAAAACAATGTACGAAAGATTACTTACAAACAAAGATATAACTTTATTCTCACCTGCAGATGTTCCAGGTTTATACGAAGCATTTTTTCAAGATCAAGATAAGTTTAAAGAGTTGTATGAGAAAGCAGAAAAGAAAAACAATATTAGAAAAAAAGTTCTTAAAGCATCTGAATTATTTGGAATGTTTATGGAAGAACGTAAAAATACAGGAAGAGTTTATTTAATGAATGTTGATCATGCTAATTCGCATGGTGCATTCAAGCCTGAACTAGCACCAATTAAACAAAGTAATTTATGTTGTGAAATTAATTTACCAACTAAACCTTTGTATAGTGTTAGAGACAAAGAAGGCGAAATTAGCTTATGTACGTTAAGTGCAATCAATTGGGGAAACATTAGTGAACCTGCTAAATTTAAAAAAGTATGTAGACTAGCAGTACGTGGACTTGATGCATTATTAGATTATCAACAGTATCCAGTTTTAGCGGCAGAATTAAGTACAATGAAACGTAGACCACTGGGCATTGGAATTATTAACTTTGCTTATTGGTTAGCAAAAAATGATTTAACATATCAAAACATTGGCAAACGTGGACTTGCTAAAGTTGACGAATGGGCAGAGGCTTGGAGTTATTACTTAATAGAAGCAAGTGTAGAACTTGCAGAAGAGTATGGTCCAATAACTGGAACTGGTGAAACAAAATACGGTGATGGTATAACACCCAACATGACATACAAAAAAGAAGTAGATGAATTAGTACCTCATAAAGAACGTATGCCTTGGGAAGATTTACGTGAAAGACTAAAAAATACAGGTATCCGTAATAGTACGTTAATGGCTCTTATGCCTGCTGAAACATCAGCACAAATAAGCAATAGTACTAACGGAATTGAACCTCCACGTGCATTCGTAAGTGTAAAACAATCTAAACATGGTGTTTTGAAACAAGTTGTACCAGGATTTGCAAGGTTAAAGAATAAATATGACTTGTTATGGGCACAAAAGAGTCCAGAAGGTTATCTAAAGATTATGGCTGTATTACAAAAGTACATTGATCAAGGGATTAGTGTAAATACAAGTTATAATCCGGAGTTTTTTCCAGATGAGAAAATTCCAATGAGTACAATGCTACAACATCTTGTAATGTTTTACAAGTACGGTGGCAAACAGTTGTATTACTTTAATACATACGATGGTCAGGGTGAGATTGAATTTAAAAACAAACCACTTAAAGATCGACAAGACTTTGAATCAGATGAACAGTACGACGACTATTGTGAAAGTTGCGTAATTTAGTAAAGGAAAAAAAATGGGCGTTATTAATATTAAGAATGAAAAATACCACACAGAAGCAAATGCTTTTCTAGATGGTGATTTAGGATTTCAAAGATACGATACTTTAAAATATAAACAGTTTGATAAACTAACTGATAAACAATTAGGTTTCTTTTGGAGACCTGAAGAAGTTGATGTAAGTAAAGATGCAAAAGATTTTAAGGATCTTACAGAGCATGAACAACATATTTTTACAAGTAATCTAAAACGTCAAATCTTACTTGATAGTGTTCAGGGTAGAGCACCTAATGAAGCATTTAGTCCTATAGTAAGTTTACCAGAATTAGAAAATTGGATTATTACTTGGACATTCTCAGAAACAATTCACAGTAGAAGTTATACACATATTATTAGAAACGTATATGCTAATCCTACTAAAATATTTGATGAGTTAACTGACAGCAAAGAAATTGTTGATTGTGCAGACGACATTTCTAAATACTATGACGAATTAATTGAACTAACAAGTTATTACAATTTGTTAGGCGTAGGAAAACATACAGTCAATGGCAAAGAAGTTAATGTTGATTTGTATGATTTAAAAAAGAAAATATGGTTAACATTGAATAGTGTTAATATTTTAGAAGGTGTTAGATTCTATGTTTCATTTGCTTGTAGCTGGGCGTTTGCTGAGCTTAAGAAGATGGAAGGTAATGCAAAGATTATTAAATTTATTGCACGTGATGAAAACGTTCACCTTGCAAGTACGCAGTATGCATTAACAAAAGTATTACCAAAAGAAGACCCAGACTTTGAAAAGATTAGAATAGAATGTAAAGATGAAGTTACACAAATGTTTATTGATGCAGTAGATCAAGAAAAAGCATGGGCAGAATATTTATTTAAAGATGGATCAATGATTGGTCTTAATGCAAAACTATTACAAGACTATATTGAATGGATATGTGCTAAACGTATGACAGCATTAGGCATGAAATGTCCATATAGTGTTCCACAGGCAAATCCTTTACCATGGACACAGAAATGGATAGCTGGTGCAGAAGTTCAAGTAGCACCACAAGAAACTGAAATTAGTAGTTATGTTATTGGTGGTGTTAAAAAAGATGTAGGTGAAGATACATTTGAATGAATGAGTTTATAATGATAGAGATATGGGGTAAGCCACAATGTGGTTATTGTGACGCCGCAAAAAGATTATGTGAATCAAGAAAATTTAAATTCGTCTATAAACAATTAGGCGAAGATTTTAATAGGGAACAAGTTTTCGAAAACTTCCCTGAAGCTAGAACATTTCCACAAATTAAGATATATGGTAAAGTAGTTGGTGGATATGATCAGTTTCTAAAATACATTGAAGATACTGGTTTTAATGGAACTGGTGAATCAACAGGATAATATATGTTAATAGAAACACAATACCAAGTAGGTGATGTAGTAAGCATTAAACTTTCCTCTGGTGAAGAAATGATCGCAAGATTAGATTCAGAAACCGACGAAAATGTTACATTGGCAAAGCCTTACATACTTGTTGCCGCTCAAAACGGCATGGCGTTAGCGCCTTATATGTTTACCGTTAGTCCAGATACTAAGATCAAATTAAAGATAAATAGTATTATATGCATAGTTAAGTCTG